TCATTTACTGCATATGTTGGACCTAATAGATTTGCACACACATATATTGGTGGTGGTAAAGCAGCAATTAATCTTATTAGACCATTTGATGGTAAGGTAGTTTATTTTGACGATTTATATTATAGTATTGGTAATGTGGAAATTACTAATCCTGGTAGTGGATATAATGTTGCACCAACAGTTACGATAGGAAATCCTAGCACTTCTAATGATTGGGGTGTTACTGCTCAAGCTTCTGCATCTATCTTTAATAATAAAGTAGATGAAATTGAATTTGTTTCAAATGGTAGAGGATATACTTCTCTTCCATCTATTACTATTTCTGCTCCTGATGTGGGGATAAATACAGCAACGGCTACTGTAGAATTAATCCCAACGTATTATTCTATTAAGAGTTCAACTCCTATTTCATCTGGTATTTGTACTATCACTACCAATGAAAATCTTCCAAGACCTGTTGGTCTTGGTGTTTCGGTTCCTTTCTTTAGGCAAAGTAGAGTATTAGCATCAAGTCATTCATTCCAATATATTGGTAGTGGTGTTGACCCAATTGCTTCTCTTCCTTCTCGTGGAGGTGTCACCATACAGGCAAATGAAGTTGACAACCGTAACGGTGGATTAGTTGTTTATACCAGCACTGACCAAGGTGGAAACTTTAGAATTGGTGAGGGTGTCCAGATAGATCAAATTAGCGGAACTATTACTGGTAATTTTTATTCCAAGAGTTTATTCGCTAATGTCACGCCATTAATTCTAGCACTAGGAGGAGATTTATAAAATGGCTTTACCATTAAATGTATTTAAAACAGTAACCTTTGTAGCACCATCTACACCAGTGGGAATTTATACTGCTCCTGTTGGATATAGTGGTGTTGTTTTACTGTCACAAACAACCAATGTAGATTCTACATCTCATACAGTATCTTTGGATCACGTAAGAGGTGCTACAAGAACAGAGGTTGTAAAAAGTATGCCTATTCAAGGTCATGATACTATGAATCTAACTCAAGGAAAGTTAGTTCTTGAGTCTGGGGATAGTTTAGAATTATCTGCAAGCAATCCTAATCATGTAAAATTTATTGGAAGTATATTGGAAACCCTTAATTAATATCAACTAATGGCAAGGTTTAGAAGCGGTAGAGTATCACATCAACATATCGGTATATCATCATTTACCGAAGAGAAACTTGTTCTTGGTGTAATAGGAAATGTTAATATCAGTAATGATACTAATATTTCTGGTATTCTAACTGTCGGACAACAATTAGATGCTCCTAATATTGTAGTAACTGGTGCTGGTTCATCCATTACAGTTGATGATATTAATGCTAGAAATTTAATTGTATCTGGTATTGCTACTTTTAATGGGCGTATAGGTGCTGGTGATAGTCTTGGTAGTCCTGGTCAATATTTAAAATGCACTGAGGATGGTGTTACTTGGGCAAGTTTTGGTGGAGTTAGGGATAGTATATTACATACTGCAACTGCAGGTCAAACAACATTTACTGGATTTACATATAATCCATTCTTTACTGATGTATATGTAAATGGTGTTAAGTTAGTTAACAGTGAATATAGTGCTCCTGGTGGTAACACTATAACAATATATTCTCCATGTTTTGAAGGTGATGTAGTTGAGTTTATTTCTTTTAATGTAGATTCTCTTACGAATGGACAAGCATCTGGTGGAAGTACGTTAGGAATTAATACAACAGGAACATCATTATTCAATAATATTTTTGCCGTAGGTGTTGTAACTGCTTTCCAGTTTCATGGTGATGGTTCAAATTTAACTGGAATTAATACAACTTCTACTTATGCAGAAGTTGCTGGAATATCAACTCTTTCTGAAGGATTAACTGGATCACCAAATCTTGTTGTAGGTGTTATAACTGCTACTGAGTATCGTGGTAATGGTCAATACTTAGAGGGAATAATTTCTGGGATAGAGTTTCAGAATGAAGGAACTACTGTAGGAACTGCTGGCACGGTTAACTTTGTTGGTAATGGTGTAACGGCTCATTATGATGCTGCTTCTGGAATTTCAACTATTAATATAGGACACTATAGTAATGCTGCAGGTATTGCAACTGTTGCGGTAAATGCTCAGGGATTAATTGGATCTCCAAATATAACAGTATCTGATATAGTTGCTAATAATGTTTCAGTTGTTCAGACATTAACTTATGAGGATGTAACTAATGTAGATTCTGTTGGACTTGTTACTGCAAGATCTGGTTTACGAGTTCATTCTAATGGTATTGATGTTGCTGCTGGTATTGTAACTTCTGCGAATGGATTTGAAGGAAATATTACGGGTGATTGTTATGGTAATGCTGATACTGCTACTATAGCACTTAATTTAACTGGATCACCACATATAAATGTTACTGGTATTGTTGCATCTGGTGGTATTGTTGTTAGTGGACTTGTAACTGCTACCACTTTTGTTGGTAACTTAGTTGGTAGTGTTGTTGGTGGTAATGTAAATGCTTATGATGGAGCATTTAGTAATAATGTAACTGCTAATAAATTTTATGGTGATGGATCTAATTTAGATGGTATTGTAACAACTAATGATACACCACCTGCTAGTCCTACTGATGGTGCTCTGTGGTGGAAATCTGATGAAGGTATTTTAAAAATATATTATACAGATGTAGATAGTTCTCAATGGGTTGATGCTTCTCCTGGATCAGGTGGTGGTGGATCAGGTGGTGGTGGAACTGATCTTATTAATGATGCTACACCTCAACTTGGTGGTGATTTAGATCTTAATAATTATAATATTTCTGGAACTGGTAATATATCTGCTACTGGAACTTTAGATATAGGTGGTAGAGCTAATGTTGGAAATATATTTTCAACAGGTATAGTAACAGCAACTAATTTTTATGGAGATATTGTTGGTAATGTTACTGGTAATATTGTAGGTAACGTAACAGGAACTTTTAATACTTCTGGTATATCTACTGTTGGTTCTCTTGATGCAAATGGTTCTGCTGATATAAGTGGTTCTATAGTTGTAGGTGGACATACTAATCTTGGTAACGTGAGTATGTCTGGTGTGGCAACTGCTACAGAGTTTCATGGTGATGGGCAATACTTAACTAACATATATTCTGCACCTCCTCAAGGTATTAGCACCACAGGATTTACTGGATTAACAGATTTATTCTGTGCTGGAACCCTTGAAGTAGATAAGCAATCAATTCTTGATGATGTTATTGTATCTGCTGCTGCAACATTCCAAGGTGCTCTAAGTGCTAATACAGGACCAGTTATTCTTAATAATACAACTCTTAATGGTATATCAATATTCACAGGTCTTTCTACTTTCGTGGATATTGATGTAGACGGTCTTACAGAATTAGATGATGTAAGTGTTACTGGTGTTTCGACTTTCTCTGGTGTAATAGATGCTAATGCAGGAGTATTAGCAAACACGCTGAAGGTAGAAGACTTAACTGCTACTAGAGTTGTTTTTACTGGTACTGGTGGAGAGATAGAAGACAGTGCAAACTTAACTTTCGATGGAACTACCTTAACTACTGGTTCTTTTGCTGGTGATGGTTCAAACTTAACTAATGTCACTAATTCTGCATTAACTAATTCAACTATTGGTCTTGGTGGAGTTAATCTTGTTCTTGGTCAATCATATAATACTCCAGGACTTAATCTTTCAAATGCAATAAATTATCCATATACTTCACTTACTGGTGTTACTACTGATATTATAGGGGATACATCTCCTCAACTTGGTGGTAATCTTGATGTTAATAATAAGAATATTGATATTGGAGATTGTACTACTCCTGGATCTGATAATACATTAAAGATTGGATCTAATGGATTAGAGATGCATCATAGACCTGGTGCTTTTGCAACATATATTCAGAATAAAAATAAGGATACAAACCTTTGGATCACGGGACAAAATACTTCTGGAACTTGGGGGCATATTTTCCTTAGACCTTATTTGAATGCTTTTAGTGGTGTTGCTTGTTGGTGGGGTGGTGCTACAGAATTGTATTATGGAAATACGGGAGCCAAGAAACTAGAGACAACTTCTGGTGGTGTTACAATTACGGGAACTCTAAGTAAGAGTGGTGGATCATTTAAGATTCCTCATCCAGTAGCTGGGTTATCTACTACCAAGCATTTGGTTCATTCATTCCTTGAAGGTCCTCAGATGGATCTTATCTATCGTGGTAAGATTGATTTGGTTGGTGGAACTGCTACAGTTAATATTGATACAAAGGCAGGTATGACTGAAGGAACATTTGTTTTATTAAATAGAGATATACAATGCTTCACATCAAATGAAACTGGATGGACTGCTGTTAAGGGATCTGTTTCTGGCAATATATTAACTATTACTGCACAGGATAATACTTGCACTGATACTATTTCTTGGATGGTTGTTGGTGAAAGACAAGATGATACTGTTAAGTCATTAGATATGACTGATAGTGAAGGTAACTTGATCGTTGAACCAGATCAACCAGCACCAGATACAAAACATGCTGATGTTCAATCACAGATATAGGGGTAAATAAATGGCTATTAATTTTCCAAGCAATCCAAGTGTAGGTGATACTCATTCTGCAAATGATATAACGTGGAAGTGGGATGGATCAACCTGGAAAGTTGGTATATCTACAATTAATGCTGCCACCATTCCAGGTATTTCTACAACAGGAGTTTCATATTTTTATGATTTAGAAGTTGTTCAAAATGTATCAGTAGGATCTTCTGTGACTGCTGGAAGTTATTATGGTGATGGATCATCTTTAAGTGGAATTTCTGGTGTTAGTGGTCCTACAGGTCCCACTGGTGCTCCAGGTCCTGCTGGTCCTTCTGGTCCTGCTGGTCCTTCTGGTTCTCCTGGAACTGCTGGTCCTCCAGGTGCTGATGGTAATGATGGTGCTATTGGTCCTCCTGGTCCTGCTGGTCCTCCTGGATCTGGTGGTAGTGGTGGTGGTAGTGTTGGAACTGGTTCTGGAAACTGGACTGCTTCACCAACTGTTGCTCATCGGTTAGATAATATTGCTTTAACTAATGAGATAGCAGATTATACATTGTATTTTAGTAGTGGAACTTATGGTAAACAGTCCCAGAAGGTTACTGTAGTTCATGATGGAACCAATACTCAGACCCAAGAATATGCTATAACATATACTGGTAATGATTTACTAGTTTCTGTTGGATCATCTATTTTTAATGGAGAGGTCACTATAAATGCTACCCCAGAAAATGCAATTACTGGGAATTTAGAATATGTTTTCACTAGAATAGAGGGAGTATAATGATTAGCACAACATTAGATTCAAATACTGGAAGAGTTCTTGTTGTATATCCTGACACTCAACAGGCATATGCAGTTTGCGTAAAAGATGCTGCAGATTGGCAAGAGATTCATGATTATATAATCACTGAAAATAATATAGATGATATTCCAAACAGGAAGATTGATTGTACTTCAGAGATGAAGTGTTCTCCCAAGAGGAGTGTATATGAAATGTCTCCTGCAGAGGCAGAGATATTAAGAAATCATTCTAAGGTTGAATGGGTTGAAAGATCTAGTTTATATAATGAGTATGAATTAGAACAGAGAAAATATGATCAAGAGTTTGATAGTCATTTAACTACAAATAGATTTAAATATAATGTTGAGAATAGAAGAGATGCTTCTGGTGGTGGAGGTAATCCAGGAACAACTTTAGATTTTACTCAATGGGGTTTATTGAGGCATAGTAAAAGGAATAATACAGATGCTTTTGGATCTCAAACATACATTTACGGTGATTTAGAATATACATTATCAGGAAAGAATGTTGATGTTGTTATTATGGATACTGGGGTTCGTTGGAATCATCCAGAATTTTTAAAACCAGGATATACATCTGTTGCAAATAGTTTAGCTTGTGAAACTGAGAGTAGAGTTAGAGATATATTAATTCATGGTCAATCTGAGTATGGTATTAATTGGGCTAGTGAAGGTTTGGTTGCTCCTGGATCAGGATCATTTGCAAATTATAATGTTGCTGGTGCTTTATTGATGCATGAATTTGGTAATCAAAGTAATGCTTTAGCAAACCATCATGGATCACACTGTGCTGGAACTGCTGCTGGTAATCAGTTTGGTCATGCTTTTGAAGCAAACATATGGACTGTTGCTTGTGTTGATAGAAGTGATCTTGGATGGTCTGAACCATCAGATGGATTTGATTATATTAAAGTTTGGCATAAAAATAAACCAATTAATCCAGTAACAGGTAGAAGAAATCCTACAGTTGTTAATGGTAGTTGGGGACATAGACAATTTTTTCGTAATGATTTAAGTCATACTGTTAATTTTAGAGGATCTTCTTATAGTGATTCTCAAATAACTTCTACTGTTGCTCCTGCAGTTTATTATCAGTCACAACTGAGTTCAGTTTATAATCAATTCACTACTACTAGAACATCTGGTCAGACTGAGGCTGATGAGGTATTTGATGATCCTGATTGTAAGGATATTGTATGGGTTTTCGCTGCAGGTAATTCTGACGATAAGCAAGATTATCCAGGTGGAAAAGATTATATGAATGAAGTAACTTCTGGTACTTTTTATTATACTAGTGGTCATTTAAGTTATTATAATAGAGGTGGAACTCCTGCAATTACACATCAAGATAAAGAGGATGCTGCAATTGTTGTTGGATCTATAGATGTTACTAGACAATCTGGATCTCAAGAAAGATGTTCTTCCTTTAGTAATAGAGGACCTGCTATTGATGTTTGGTCTGGTGGGCATAATATTCTTAGTCCATATGCTACTGGATATTCTGATCCAAGAAACAATAGTTTTTATAATTATGCTATAAGTGGAACTAGTATGGCAACACCTCAAGTATGTGGTGTGATGGCGTTGTATCTGGAATCTCAACCACAATCTACAAGAGCAGAAGCTAGGAATTGGTTATTAACTCATGGTTCTGTGGAAGTTCCTTCGACAGATTTTTATGATCCATATCAAAGTAATGGTTCTACCGATTCAAATTACTGGGGTAGTACTTATAGTTTGAAGAGTTCTCCTCGTAGAATTTTATATAATCCATTTGCTAATAATGGACAAGCATCCATTAGTGGAATGTCGATCTCTTAATCTAAATAGGTAAAAAATACAATGGCAGATAAAGGTTTTGGTGTAAGGAAATTTAATTTAATCGGAGCATCTGGCACACCAACAATTACAAGTCCAAATAATATAAACTTAAATGCTGTTAATGTTGCAATAAGCACTGACGTATCAATAGGTGGAACTTGTACTGCTACTGAATTTAGTGGTGCTTTATCTGGTTGGATAATTGGTAATGATGCAAGTGATCACTACACTTTTCAGGGACCAGGTTTAAATGGTACAATAAATGATCCAGATTTAAATCTTGTTAGAGGTCAGAAATATATTTTTCATAATAGATCTTCAGGACATCCTTTTAGAATTCAAAGTACTCCTAATGGATCTACAGGAACACAATATAATATTGGTGTAACTAATAACGATGGTGCTGCACCAACTGATATTATATTTGATGTTCCTCATGATGCACCTAATTTTTTATTCTATCAATGCACTGCTCACCCTAATATGGGTGGTAGACTTATTATTGGAGAAAAGTTTGCAACCACAACAAAATCTGCTTCCCATAGTTTAACTGCGTCTGATATTGGTACTTTAATTAATACAAATTCTTCGGTGCAAGTGGATCAGAATATCCTTACTGTTGGTAATGCGATTACAATTTTTAATAATAGTTCTTCTAATATAACCATTACTGAAGGTAGTAATACTACAATGTATCTTGCAGGAACTTCTACGACAGGCAATAGGACTTTAGCTGAAAAAGGAATTGCTACTATTTTATGTGTTTCAAGTAATACTTTTGTAGTATCTGGAGCTGGACTATCATAATATGAGTATCAAAGTTGTACAAATGCTATTCATGATGGGTAGTTCTGATCCAACATACTCTCTTTCTGTTCCTAGTAGTGTAGAGGAAGGTGCTACATGTACTACGACTGTGACAACTGCAAATGTAGATGATGGAACAACTCTTTATTGGGATGCTGTATCAGTAAGTAATGTAACAAGTGCTGATTTTGTTTCTGGAGCAATGGATGGGTCAATTACTATTACTAGTAATGCCGCAACATTTGCAGTATATACTGAAGCAGATTCAGCAACCGAAGGACCTGAGACATTTAAGACAAGATTATTTACCGATGCTGCTAGAACAAATCAGGTTGCGGAAAGTTCTACTATAACAATTAATGATACATCAACAGGACCTATTCCAGATGGTTCACAAACATATACTACACCAGGAACATATAATTGGACTTGTCCTTCCAATGTAATATCAGTATGTGCTGTTTGTATTGGTGGAGGTGGTGGTGTTAATGATACTAACTGGTCTGGTGGAGGTGCAGGTGGTGGTCTTGGATACACGAATAATATTTCAGTAACACCAGGTCAATCTTATACTGTAGTTGTTGGTGCTGCTGGAGTTAATGGACAATCTGGAGTTGGTGTTGATGGTGGAGATTCGTATTTTATAAACACATCTACTGTAAAAGGTGGTGGTGGTATGACGCAGATAGGATATTTTAGTGGGACAAATGCTGATGGTGGAACATATACTGGAGATGGTGGTGGTGTTGGTGGAAAAGGTGGATATTATAGTTCTGGTAGTACAGGATATTATGGTGGTGGTGGAGGAGCTGGTGGATATAGTGGATCTGGTGGAGATGGTGGTACAAACGTTGCATCATGGGCTACCCAAGTAAGTAGTGGATCTGGTGGTGGAGGTGGAGGTGGATGGGCTATTCAAGGTGTAGTACAAAGTGATGCTGGTGCAGGGGGTGGAACTGGTATCCAAGGTGAAGGATCAAATGGTGCTGCTGGAAATGGCAATTCGACATCTGATTATGGTGGTCGTGGAGGATCTGGTGGATCTAATGGTACTTGGGGAAATGTTAGTAATGCTGATGCATCAACTGCTGGATCTTATGGAGGTGGTGCTTCTGGAAAGGGTGATGCTGCTGCTGGTGCAGTAAGATTAATATGGGGATCTGGAAGATCATTTCCATCAACTAATACTTCAGATCCTCAAGGGCAATCAGAATATACTACAGCAGGGACATATAGTTGGACTTGTCCTGCAGGTGTTACCTCTGTTTCTGTAGTTGCTGTTGGATCTGGTGCAGTGAATATGGGTAATGGTGGTGCTGGTGGTTTTGATGGATCTGCAGGTGGTGGACTAGGATATAAGAATAATATTTCAGTAACACCAGGTCAATCATATACTGTTGTAGTTGGAACACCTGGTAATGGATCTGTTCCTGGTGATTCATATTTCATAAACACATCTACTGTTAAAGGTGGTGGTGGTTATGGTGGAAATGGTGGAGATTATGTAGGAGACGGTGGAGGTAACGGTGGTGTAGGTGGAAGTAAATGGACTTATGATGGTTATGGTGCTGGTGCTGGTGGTGGCGGTGGAGCTGGTGGATATTCTGGAGATGGTGGTGCTGGTGGTAAAGGAGGATCTTCTTACCAATTGCAAAGTGCTCCAAATGGTGATGGACCTACTGGTGGAAATGGTGTTGCTGGTCAAGGTGGCGGTGGCGGTGGTGCTGGAGGTGCTGGAAGTGGATCTGCTGGAGGTGGTGGTGTAGGAATATATGGAGAAGGTGCTGATGGAACTGGTGGAACTAAGTACACTTATAATAGTAGTAATACAAATCCTCAAGGTGGCGGTGGTTCTGGTGGTGCTGATGGTGGTGGCACAAGTGCTTCTGATCCTAATGGAGGAAATGGTGGAAATTATGGTGGAGGTGGTGGATCTTATGGTAATGGTGGACCTGTAGGAACTTCTGCTGATGGAGCAGTAAGAATTATTTGGGGTACAAATAGAGCATTCCCTTCAACAAATACTGCAGATGTATAAACTCAATAAATATCTAATAAAGTAATCATATAATGGCATTCAATAGAGAGCTATCGCAATTTGGTCATTATCTAGTAGTTGATGACGCTACTGGTAAGATTGCTATAACTACCACTTCAACACCAAATGTTGGTATTGGTACTATAGATCCACAATTTAAATTGGATGTTCTTGGTAGTGCAAGGATTGATGGTGATGCTACTATTACAGGCAATCTTAATGTAACTGGTGATCTTGTTTATGATGAAGTAGTTGGTAGAAATATTAATATTACTGGTTTCTCTACTTTTATTGGAGTATCTACCTTTAAGGATAATGTATTTGTTGATGGTGATATAGATTTTGGTGGTGATTTATATAAGGATGGTAGATTATTTGTTACTGGTGTTGGTATTGGATCAACAGCAATAAACCCAGAGTCTGGTGTTATTGGAACAAAGATAGGTGCTGGATTTACTGACATTAACTTTGTTGGTACTGGTTTAACTGTTATAGGATACGGATCTACAGTTGTTATTGATCTTAATAACCTTGCTGTTAGGGCAGATGCTACTATTCCACCACTGACTATATTAAATTCAGAGGCAACATTAGAATCTAATACTGGGTATCTCACGGATACAGTTGGTGCTGGATTTACTGTAATACTTCCTTTAGTTAAAAATCCTGGAGACTTTATTGAACTACATGATACCGAAGTAAGTTGGGACATAAATAATCTTATGGTTGCAACCCAAAATAATGAGCAGTTTAAGAACTATTCGGGCACGATTGATTCTCCTTTAGCATGTGATGTGTCTGGGGCTACTGTTAAATTAGTTTGGACCAATACTTATTGGAGGGTATTTGCATGACAATGTTCCTAAGTGGGAGTATGCTATCTGGCACTAGTGGTAGTGGCGGTGGTGGACTTCAATTTGGACAGCAAGATAAATTTACCGTTCATGCCTTAAGAAGGGATGATGACGGTATGCTTCGTTATGTTAAAGTAAAAACTTCCGATACTGATGTAGTTGATGTATCCCATAGACTTGATGGAACAGCTATACCTGATTTCTTAGAAGGTTTAGATTATGTGGATGAGACTACTGAAGAGAAAACGTATAGGAACAACGAGTACGATAAATATCAACAGTTCAGGTTTGATTTTAGGAAAACTTCCTATTATATTGATGATGATGGATATCTAACTGTATCGTTCAGTGATTATGATTATACCGTAGGACCAAAATAGGATTTTAAGAAAAAACAATGGCTGAATTTAGACTTGGCAGATTAAAATTTAACTGGCGTAGTGATTGGTTAGTTAATACCGCATATGTCATTGATGACATTGTAAAATATGGTGCAAACACATACGTTTGTAAAACTAATCATACATCATCTGGAAATGAAAATCAGTTCTACAGTTCAGATTTAACATCTAATTGGACTTTACATACAGAAGGAATTTCTAATAAGGGTGATTGGCAAGCAAGTACTTGGTATAAGGTAAATGACATATACAAATATGGTAATACTCAATATAGAGTAGTTACTGGACATACTTCATCAGCAACATTTGAAGAAGGAGATACTACACTTTATGTTGTTGAATATTTACAGTCATTTAATTATGAAGATACTTGGAATGCTTCAACGCAGTATCAGGATGGAGATGTTGTAACATATGGTGGTTATACTTATGTTGCAAAGAGTGTTCATGTTAATAAGCCACCTTCATATAACCTAACAAATGATTGGGATATTATAACTACAGGATTTAATGTAGTTGGTGAGTGGAGTTCTTCAACAGATTATAAGCAAGGTGATGTTGTATTGCATGGTGGATATTCATACGTTGCAATAACAACAAGTACTAATACTGTACCAACAACAGAAGCTAATTGGAGTTTAGTTACTAAGGGTGTTGCTTGGAAAGGTAACTGGGATTCTACAGTAACTTATCAGTTAGGTGATGCTGTAAAAAGATTAAGTAATAGTTATATCGGAGTTGCTACTGCTGGTAGTTTAAATGAGGATCCTTCAACAGATTCAAATAGTACTTATTGGAGTATGTTGGCTGAGGGTGCTGCCAACAATGTGATGACCACTCAAGGTGATATGGTCTATTACACTACTGGTGCTGCAAGATTACCTGTAGGAAATAATGGTCAAGTATTATCTGTAAGTAAGAATGGTATTCCTCAATGGGAATTGAACAGCGTAACACATCCAGTTTTCTATGTAACAGAAGAAGGAAGTAATCAAAATGATGGTTCAAATATAAGTAGGTCATTTCATTCAGTTAGACATGCTTGTGGTATAGCAACTGGTCCTGCAACAATTTATGTAAAAGCAGGAACTTATGCTGAAACTTTACCAATTATCGTTCCAGAGGGAGTATCGATTGTTGGAGATAACTTAAGAACATCTAAGATTATTGCTGCCGAACATTATGATCATACTTTCGTATCAGCAGATGCGGATTGTATTACTGTAACTGGTGGTGGAACAAAAACACCCGTTGCTGGAACAACATATGATTCTACAACAGGAAATCTTGTCCTAGAGATTGGATCTCATTCTTTAACCACTTCTAATACAATTCAGATTGGTAATGATACTATAAGATTTACTTGTTCATTAGATAATCATAATAAGGCTAAGAGTTATCCAAGAGCACATAAAGATCCTGTAGCTGGTAATTTTATAAGTATTACTGCTACTACAGGAACAACTATTACTGTTAATGTTGGTGCAGCAAATCTATCTACACATCAAGATCTTACATTAGCAAATGCACCTGCAACAGTTTCATATGGTTCTTCAATATTTAATGGTAACTCAACTAAGTGTGCTGTTATTTTAGATTCATCATATGATGATAAGACTATTCAAATTCGTACTCTTTCTGGTGGTGCTTGGACAACATCAGATACTTGGGAGAATGGTGGATCTGATATAAGCATTACATCAGCACTTGTAAGAGAGAATAAGCATTCCACAATGTTCCAGTTAAGCAACTCAACAATGCTTAAAGACATCTTGATGGAGAATATGACTGGATTTACTCCAGCAGGTACAGTTACCTCTAAAGCTGGTAGTATTAGTGGTTCAATATTATCTTCATCGAATTTATTCCCTGATTTAGTTGGAACAACTGTAACTGGTTCTGGTGTTCAAACTGGAACAAAGGTTATTGGATTTATTAGTTCTAGTCAAATAGAGGTTGATATACAACAAAATGTTTCTACAACGTTTACATTTACTGCACAGCAGTATGATCCTAATAACGCACATATTAAAGGTGTATTTGTTGCTCTAAACCCAGAAAGTAGAATTGTTAAATCACCATACGTATCAAACTGTTCTGCAAAATCAGTTAAAGGTATTGGTGCAATTGTTGATGGTGGAATTCATAGACAATTTGTTGATGGATCAGCAACACCTTCTAACAAATCTATTGTGTTTGACTCATTCACAAACATTCATGATGAAGGAATGGCATTCTGGGTTACAGATGGTGGAACTGCTGAGATGGTTTCTTGCTTCACCTACTATAACCATATTAGTTACGCTGCTACTCGTGGTGGTAGAATTAGATCTCTTGCTGGAAACAGTTCTTGGGGTAAATATGGTATTGTAAGTTCAGGATTCAGTCCATTAGAGGAAACCAGAGATGGTGAAATTGAAGGATTAATATTACAATTTGATACTGATACTATGTCTGGATCTGGATTCCAAGTTGGTGAGAGGATTAGAGGTAATAGTTCAACTGCTTGGGGAACTGTTAATTCGGTTCAAGGAACCACTCAGAATTTAATCTACTATTCAGTAATTACTGAAGGTGATACTGTTGGTGTTGGAACTGGTTTCATTCCAAATGAAACTATTACTGCAATGAGTTCAGGAACAACTGCTCAACTTATTAATAACCCTGATGCAAACAGAGGTCAAGCTGGTCGTGTTCTTGTTCTTAGTGGATTAGGAAATACACCTACTCTTGAAGAGAATGGTAGTATAGAATTTCTTACTGGATCTGGTAATGGTGGATATAATAGTGATGACATTACTGGTGCTGATCCATTTACATTCGTGATTAATGGTGTAAGTCAAACAGGACCTACTGGAAAAGGTAACGTTTTCATTGATAGAGGACAATGGACTACTAGTGGTGCAGGTCATACTGGTGGAACTACTACATTTACACAGTATCCTGTTCAATCTGGTACATTTACACTTCTAACTCCTGCACAATCTGGTGATACTACATTTAGTACTAGCACAATTAGTGGATTTAATCCTGGTGAATATTGTTTATCACCTACAAATGAACTTTGTAAAATTACAAGTTTCCCAACTGCAAACTCTATGACGATTCAGAGAGCACAAGATGGTGCTGGTTCTGCTAATTCATATAGTATTGGTGATACATTTACTTCAATTGGGCAAACTAATCAAATTGCTTCTGCTGAAATTAATAAAGATTTCACTGGTATTGCTACTGCGTTTAGAGCAACTTTATCTGTAAGATTTGATGGTGCTATTGGAGATTATGTAAAGATAGATAATGAGTTTGTGAAAATTACTGGTAGAGACACTGATACTTATGGAACTACTACTCTAACACTTGTTGAAGAGAAGGCAAATAAAACCTTTGACGAACAGGACATTAAGATTCGTTACATCTTCAGTCAGGCAAGATTAACTGGACATGACTTCTTGCAAGTAGGAACTGGTGGAACATATACAACTAATTGGCCAGCAGCACCAAATCAGGATCCAGTTCAGGCTCAAGAAATTACGGAAGACTTCCCAGGAAGGGTATTCTATGTTTCTACTGATGAACAAGGTAACTTCAGGGTTGGTAAATATTTCCGTGTTAACCAGGCAACTGGTGCTGCAACCTTGAATGCTAACAGTTTCGATCTATCTGGTTTGACTTCAATTCGATTGGGTTCAATCGGTGCTCAGTTAGGTGCTTCTATTAATGAGTTCTCAACTGACGGAACAATGGCACAAAATAGTAATGAGAAAGTTCCTACACAGGCTGCTGTTAGAACTTATGTTGCTACTAGAGATGCAGAACATCTTTTAATGGCACAGTCTCATACTACTGCAGGATTAGCAACTGAAAGATCTCAAACTCAGACAGATGTTTCTAATACTTTATCATCTGCTCAATCATATACCAACACTGAAATTACTAATTTGAGAAATGATGTGGAAAATGAGTTTAGGAAAGAAGTTCAGGTTTCTGAATTCTTTGTTGGGCAATTAGGTTAGAGTATATTTACAAATTATAAATAATCAAGACAAGGGGAAGCATTAAAAAATGGCATCTGGAATTTTAGGACAATCATCATTATCTGGAGGAAGTAATGTTACTGTATACACAGTTCCTTCTTCCACTCATGCTGTTGTCAACATTAACGTGGTGAATAGAAGTTCATCAGGAGCTAGAACAATTAGAGTAGCGTTATCCTCATCAGGATCACCAAGTGCTCAGGAATACATTGAGTATGATGTATCTGTTCCAAAGAATGCTGTATTAGAAAGAACTGCTATTTCTTTGAATGCTGGTAAAAATGTGGTCGTATATAGTAGTGGATCTGACGTATCTGCTTCGGTATATGGTATTGAACAGACAACTTAAGGGGAATTAGCAATGGGACGTTACGTTGGTCTTAGTATAAACAAAGGAAAAGGTGGCGGTGGCGGTACTATTGTTGCTACTGACCCTTTTACTAGAGCAAGTGGAATCAGTACTGACTCTAGTAATAATGTAACTGCGGTTACAATTGGTGATAATAATTATTCAAGTATCAACTATAATTCTGACGGATTAATAACGTCCTATACAGAATCTATAGGGGGTGTTGATAAGAACTGGCAACTCTCATATAATTCAGACAATTTAGTTACAGCAATCACTGAGGTATAAGAAATGGCAGCAGACGTATTAACCTATAATGCCTTACAGGAGATAAATCAAAAGTTAAAGGCAGAATCTGCAGCGTTATCTGTTGGTATAACCTCAGCTCAAACCGCATCTGGCGGTGGCGGTGGCGGTGGTGGTGGAGGAAGTACTTCATCAGACATTGCTGATGTTATGCCAGGTGTTAGTGCTCCTAATAATCATATTTGGTGTATGATTCCACGAAATCCAGATGCTACTGATGCAGATCCTCAAGGATCTGCTGGTTGGAGTACTGGATTTAAAGTTTGCGATGATACTGGTTGGTATCGTTGTGGTAGAAGTTGTACTTGGTATGTTCCTGGTGGTTATACTAAAGCTAGATTCCAAATTTGGGGTTCTGGTGGTGGAGCTGGAAGTGGATGTTGTTGCGGTGGTTCCACTAATGGTGGTTCTGGAGCATATGCATCTGTAATTATTCCAGTATCGACTGGTTGGTGTTACCTCCTATGTTCTGGTTGTGCATATTGTTGTTATGTAGAGAGAACACAGAACACTGCTGATGGAAACCCATCTTATGTTCAAGGATGTCACTTAACTAATTTCTGTGCTGAAGGTGGTGAAACCAATCGGTATTGTGAAATGCGAGATAGGTGTCATAGAGGACCTCATCAATTAAGTGCTTGTAGAGGACTTTATGGATGTATTTGTAATACTGGATCAGATTATTGTTCTCATCAAAATGAAATTCCTGGTGTAGGATATCCTAATGGATTTAGAGATGCTGTTTATCAACCAGCAAGATCTACTAAAACTGCATATGGAACCTCTGATCAAGCACCAGTTTATAAAGTTCCTGGACAATGGTCATACGTACGTTGGCAGTTTGGAAACTATGGAACGTGCTTTAGGCATCCTGGTACTTATGGATTCCCTACAGACAGTTGCTGCTGTTCTGAGCATTATAATGAAGGAACTGGATGCTGCTATCAAGCATGTTATTGCTCTCATAAGAGAAAACCTGGAATGGGTGCATATGGTTACTCTACTTGTGGTGGAGATACCAGTGGATGCAGTGACGTAGGTTCATTCGGAATGGTATGTGTTTCTTACTGTTAAAGCAGTAGAATCATATTATAAATAACTCAAGGTAAAAAAATTAGAGACTGTAGAAACAATGGCAGACATTACATCATCTTTTACTCATCTACTCCCTACTGAAAATTTTGTAGCTGGAATATCTACAAATATTAGTGGTAGTTATACATACAAAGGACCTGAAACGTTTGATGTATGGGTAGAGAGTAGTACTGGAAAGATATCTAAGGTTGATGTCTCCACTGATCCTCCAGAAGGTGGGGATATTCGCAAAACAGTTAATGCTAAAGACAGTTCTCAATTACCTATAGCATATATTTGCTCTCATCAATTTGAGGAGACTTATAATTGGGCTTATACTTATACTGATGAAACTATGAGTAATGGTGATGTGTATAAGAAAATGGATAATCCTGATCTAAGAGATGTTTATTACCCAGTATGGGATTTTATAAGTAGTTCTTGGAAATTGGAGCAAATAATTAAAATATTAGAAAATGAACATGCAGATAAAGCTAAGGCTAATCGGGATTATGTAAAGACATATTCGGATCAATATGATTTTGGAACGGATATTAATACTAAAATAGATACTTATTTTGCTGCTATTGAAACTTATCTTGGTAATAATCCATATTACAAAACATGGAAGTATGTAACTCTTCCAGCATCAGTAGGAACTATTCCTAAGATTCCAGTTGATGTTCAAGTTGAATTAAATAAAGTCTCTATTAATGGAGTTGGAGGTGTTGTCTAAATGGATGTATTAGTTTACAGTGCTCTTAATGAACAAGCTGCACTAAAGAAAGAAATTGCTGAAAAGCGTCAAGCACTATTTGATCTAAAGGCTAATTGTGTTGACGTTGCTGCTAGTGGTGGTGGAGGTGCTTCAAGTGCTGCTTATGATTGTGCTAAGAAATGGTTTGCAACTGGTAATAATGAAGGTATTCGAGCTCACTGGGCGTGTCCAGCAGAAACTAGTAAATGGCACGTTTATGAAGGTGATGGATGGACTGGTGGAATAAAAGTTTGCGATGATACTGGATATTATCGCTGTGGTAGAAGTTGTACTTGGTATGTTCCTGGTGGTGCAACCAAAGCTAGATTCCAATTATGGGGTTCTGGTGGTGGTGCAAATAAAGGACCTTGCTGCTGTGGACATACACCATTTGGATCTACTGGAGCATATGCATCTGTAATTATTCCAGTATCGTCTGGTTGGTGTTATCTTTTATGTTCTGGTTGTGCATATTGCTGTTATGGATATACTACATCTGGAGGTCAAAGGCTTGCAGGATGTCCTTCTTATGTTCAAGGATGTCATTTCTGTGAGTTCTGTGCTGATGGAGGACAAGGATCTATAGGTACTTGGATGGCTATGAGAGGTGGATTCTGTTATTGTAGAATTGCAGAAATAACAAACGACTCTAGTGGTGCTTATATTTGTAACTATGGTGGTGATTGGTGCTTTAATGGACCAAACTTTGGGATAATTGATTATGTTTCTGGATCAGATGTTAATGCTGGACTTTATGGTATTGAATGTCCAACATGGGAGAACGTAGTTTACGGTATCCGAGGAATTTGGCCTAGGATGTGCTGGAATAGTAACCATTATGGTTGGGAAAAACACCCACCTATCTATGGTGAAAATATGCAATCGGAATGTTGCCCTAACTATACTAGTGGTAACTGTTGTGGATACCAGTGTAGTGCTTGGCAGAGTAGTTACTTAAGATATCCTGGTGCTGGTGGATTTATGTCACACGCAATGGGTGGTGGTACTGGTAACTGTGGAGACTCTGGTAAGTTTGGTATGGTTTGTGTATCTTGGCAGTAGTGTAGTATAATCCTTACATAACATTCTTTATCTGGTTGACTATATAAGTTAACAATGCTACAATATTAAACATTGAGGTTTGACTTGAATGAATAAGGCTTTTTTCATTAACGGTGGAGCAGGGCGTGTCCTTTGCTCCATTCCTGCGTTAGAAAGGTATGCAGAAACTCACGACGATTTTGTGATAGTATCAGAGTCTTGGGATGAGTTATATTTAAATAATCCAGTTCTTAGGGATAAAACATATTCTGTAGGTCATAAAGGATTATTTGAAGATCATTTAAAAGATAAGGAGATAGTTTCTCCAGAACCTTATAGGATTAATCAATATTTTAATCAAGAGTGTAATCTCATACAGGCTTTTGATATTGAGATTAATGAACTTGATGAGGTTCCTGAAACTAGAAAAATAAATTTAGAGCTTAGTAAAGCTGATCAGGTTAATGGGCATAATATAATTGCTGAAGTAAAGGCTGGATCTGGAAAAGATAAGATAGTTGTTATTCAACCTTTTGGTCAAGGAACTAAGACTGAAGGTAATTTTATATTTGATTCTTCTGGTAGAAGTATGGAAGTATCAAATCTTCTTAGTATTATTGAGAAGTTGAAAAATAATTTTGGCATAGTTCTTATGTCGGAGATTGAGATTCCTGGATGGACTGGTTTAGGAATTGCTTGCCCTAAAAATTTAGGTCTTAATGGTTGGATGGGTGTTATTAATGCTGCTGATTATTTCTTAGGATGTGATAGTGTTGGGCAACATATGGCATATTCTTTAGATAAACCAACTACTGTTGTTGTTGGATCTACTTTTCCAGAGAATATATCATATCCTGATAGTAAGAAATTTACTATTATTGATAATGGTAAAGGAAAAAGAAGATATAGTCCGATCAGATTGACATGGGATTTATGTATTGATAGAGTTAATGAAGATTCAATGGTATTAAGTGATAAAACCGTTGATCAGTTAGTAAAGGGTATTAAGGATAAGATAGGTGTTAGTAAGAAGTCATCTTCAGATGTAGGTCTTTCTGGTATACCTTCAAATATGAAACCACAATATGGAGATTCTTCAACTAAAAAAATTGCACCAATTAATTTTGGAACACCTAAGTCTATAACAAAGAAAAAGAAAAAACCAATAGATGAGTTATTGGAATTAGAAACTACTAAATCTTGAGGCTAAATTATGAGTATTATTTTGTCTTGTTCTCGTGGGCATAATGCCAGCACGACTTTACTTATTGATGGTGAGATAGCATTTTATCTTGAAGAAGAACGTTTATCTAGGTTTAAACGTGATGGAACTCCTTTATTGGGATTAACTAAAGTATTTGATTATGTTGATCATATAGATCATTTGGTTGTATGTCATACCCATAGAGCAGGACCTCAAGCAGACTGGACTGGAGAAGATTTATATAAATCTTGGATGAGAAAGTTATGTAAAAAGAAGTTAACTTATGAGGTAACATATATTGATCAGATTCATCATGAACAACATGCTAATGTTGGATTTATTAATTCTGGATTTGATTCTGCCGCTTGTGTTATAGCTGATGGTGCTGGAAGTTTCTTGCATACAGAAGCTTTTGATGGCACTATATTTGAATTTGAAACTATTTTTCATGCTCAAAAACCTTTAAATTTGAGAACAGTTTACAAACATTTGGGAACAGATTCAGCAATAGGGTATGTTAGATTAGATGATGATACAGGTACATTTGCTACAGAATATCCTGGTATAGTTAAAGAGTATGAGGCAGTAACAAGATATTGTGGTTTTATGTCTATTGATGCTGGAAAAACTATGGGATTGTCTCCATACGGAAAACCAAATCCAGACATACCTCCAATGTTTAGGAATGGTTTTGGTAATAGGGATGTATTTAAACCAAATTATCCTAATGGTGCTTATGTTATGCATGAGATGTATCCTACTCTTATTGAAGATGTTAAGCAACATCCACAAGATGGTGAAGAACCTAGATGGTCTCAGGTTCAAAAAGATATGGCATACGCTATTCAAAAAGAATCTGAAGAGCAAATTGGTAATTTAATTCAAAAGGCTGTTGATATAACAGGAGAGAAAAATATTGTTATATGTGGTGGATATGGATTGAATTGTGTTGCAAATTATCAATTTAAAAAACGTTTTCCTAATTTAAATATTTACTGTGAACCTATTTCTCATGATGGTGGAACATCAATAGGTGGTGCTTATCATGTTTATTATCATGATTATTTTAATAAAGGAAAAACTATCATACCTATAAAACCACCAAAGGACATATATTACGGACCGCAATATGATCCAGATACATATCTTGATCATATAGAAGAATATCCAGAGGCAAAGGTATCTGATACCTCAGATAAAGAAATTGCAAAGTTGATTCGAGATGGAAATATTGTTACTATTTTCCAAGGTAGATCTGAAGGTGGACCAAGAGCATTGGGCAATCGTTCAATTCTTTTTGATCCTACTGTTAAAGATGGAAAAGATATCGTTAATGGTGTAAAGCATAGAGAATATTTCAGACCATTTGCTTGTAGTATTCTTGCAGATAAAGTTCATGATTGGTTTGATCTTGCTGGAATGGATGAATCTCCAAGTATGATGTATGCTGTAGATGCTTTACCTGGAGTTGCTGAGAAGATCCCATCAGTTATTCACGTTGACGGCACTTGTAGAATTCAAACTGTTACTAAAGAACAGAATGAGAATTACTACAATTTAATTAGTGCTTTTGAAAAACTATCAGATGTTCCTATTCTGTTTAATACTTCATTTAATCTTGGGGGAGATCCTTTAGTTGAAGATATTGATGATGCATTAGATACTTTATCAACTAGTGATATTGATTATATGTATTTACCAGAAATACAAAAATTAATTACTATTAAATCAAATCGTCCTAATATGGAAAAGGATGATGGAAAAATGCTTAGTGAAGATGGTGATGATAAATTATAATGCAGAATGATATTGTTTGGTGCAATGGCACATTCGATATTCTTCATCCAGGTCACATAGAATTATTCAAGGTTGCTAGATCTCTAGGAGAGAAAGTAATAGTTGCTACGGATACTGATGAGAAAATTCGGACTGACAAAGGTGATCATCGCCCTATAAACGATCTTTGTTATAGGGTTGCTATGCTTGAGGCAATCAAGTATATTGATGTTGTTCATACCTTTGGTAGTAGGCAAGAGTTAGAAGATCTAATCGAACTATATCAACCTGATATATTATTACTTGGTGATGATTGGAGGGATGGTGATGTAGTTGGTTGGGAACACGCTGGTGAGGTAAGACATCTTCCTAGAGTAGGTGGATATGCCAGCAGTAATGTAATCAAAAAGATTAATGAAAGTACTGTTACTGGGTGATAGTTGTGAAGATGAATACATCTATGGTAGATGTAATAGGATAAGTCCAGAAGCACCTGTGCCTGTTCTAGATTATGCTAAGATAAAAACTACTTCTGGCATGGCAGGTAATGTTTGTTTAAACTTGCAATCATTTGGTCTTGATATTACATTTTTAACCAATAATGAACAGTTAGTTAAGACAAGATTTATTGATGAGAAATCTAATCAACAGATACTTAGGGTTGATAATGAGGAAAAAATAAAACCTCTTATGATACCAGTAATGACTGATAGTTTTGATGCTGTTGTTATATCAGATTATAACAAAGGGTATCTATCTACAGAAAAGATATTTGAGATTGTAGAGAGTTCATCTTGTCCTGTGTTTATTGATAGTAAAAAATCTATACTTCCTAATAAACCTAATTGCTTTATTAAAATAAATGATGTAGAATATGAGAAGTTAGATGACTATAATATAGACAATCTAATAGTAACAAAAGGATCTGAAGGTTGTATTTACAAACAAACCTTATATCCAGCAGAAAAAGTAAATGTATATGATGTAGTTGGTGCTGGAGATACTTTCTTAGCAGCACTTGTCTACGGGTATATAACTACTAACAACATAGATGAATCCCTTATGATGGGAAATAGAGCAGCAGCTATTGCAGTTCAACAACCAGGAACTTACATTTTAACTGAAGAAGATGTCCAAAAGATACTGTATTGATATAGATGGAACTATTTGCAGTCCAACTGTTGGTAGGGATTACCATAAAGCAGAACCTTGGAAAGATCGTATTGCAAAAATAAATACTTTATATGATGAAGGTAATTATATAATATATTTTACTGCCAGAGCGATGGGTAGATTTTCAGACCAACCTCATTCTATTGCTTCTGTAAAAGCAGAAGGAGTTTTATTTGAGTTGACTCAAAACCAACTTAAAGAATGGGGTGTTAAGTATCATGAATTGATTATGGGTAAACCTCATGCTGATTATTTTATAGATGATAAGGGATGGCAATGTGATTCATTCTTTGAAAGTCATGGTGTTTAATGAGTTATTTTTATAAAGATTTTAATTACATAACACCAACAGAACCACATGGGATGTGGTTTATTCATTTGAAGGATATGGTTCATGAAAAGGTATTACAATCTATAGAGACATCTCTTGAGGATAAAGAGTTAGAAGATGCTTTAGTTGAGTCTTGGGCAGCAAGACCAGATTTGCCATCAGAAGAACCATCAAAACGTAGTATAAGAACAACTAAAACATATTCCTTAACTGATGAGGAAGATAAAGAATTATTGATGCCAGTTTATGATAATATAACAAGAACTATTAGGGATATTAATACTGATGTTTGGAATTATTCAATTGATAGTTGGGAATCTTTTCAGTATTGCGAATATCATGCAGAAGATAGTGGGCATTTTGATTGGCATATAGATCCTCCTGCTAGATCAGCACAACATATTCAGAGAAAGTTATCATTTTCTATAGGACTATCTGATCATGATGATTATGAGGGTGGTGAATTACAGTTTAGGTATGGTGTGCAAGATAGTTATATTAAAATAGGTAGAGGTGAGGTTGTTGTATTCCCATCTTTTATTCTACATAGAGTTACACCTGTTACTGAAGGTAAACGTAGAGTTGTAGTTGGTTGGGGATTAGGTCCTAATTTTGTATGAATAATGATGATATAAAATTTGTTCCCAAGGGTTGGGGTTATGAGAAGTGGATATGTAATACTTCTGAATATTGTGGTAAGCTTTTATTCTTTGTTAAAGGTAAGAGATGTTCTTGGCATTATCATCTTCTAAAGGATGAAACATTTTTCTTACAGTCTGGTAAGATACATCTCTTTTATGGTTTTGATAATGATATTGCATTATCTGATAGTATAGTTTTAGAACCAGGTGATAAGTTTCATATTGAAAGAAAGATGAGACATCAAATGTATGCTATGGAAGATTCTGAATTATTTGAGTTTTCTACACAACATTTTGATTTAGATTCACATAGAGTATTCAGGGGGGATTGATGCTTGACGTTATAACACAAAATTATTTTTCATTAATAGATCCTCCAAATAAAGAAGATCTATTAAGTAATATAGAAAATTTAAATTTGACAGAAAATCAAGAATTTTCTTGGGTGGATGGATGTACTATTGAAGTAGAAAGATTAGATTTACGTGAAGATTTTATTACATTATTTAAACCATCATTAAGTATATTTTTTAATGAATTGGATTTAGATTGTCGTAAGGCAAATCTTAGTATATATTGTCATGAAATTTGGAGAAATACTTATAAGAAAGGATGTTTTCAGGAAGTTCATGATCATACTCCTTTTCATTTATCAGGATGTCTTTTTTTAACTGATGAACAAGAAGATGATGGTAAATTTTTCTTTTATAATGAAGGTTACAGAGAGGTTCATAGAGAATGGAGAGATCTTGGTTTCTCTGGAGATAGAAAATCTATAAGAGCTGAAAGAGGTAAGCTTTTATTATTTCCATCTTATATGTTACATGGGGTGTCTGTTCATAAATCAAATAATATTAGAAAAACCGTATCCTTTAATTTAATATTCAACACATATTAAGATACTGTGCTACATTTATAAATTGATAGTCCCATACCTTTTCTGCGATAGTTAGATATTGATATTTTCCTTTTAGATGTTCTGGGAATGGAATGTATTCTATTTCTCCATTATATTTTGCTGCTATTAATTCAGCAACAAGTTTAAAACTAACTGGGTTACTGGTTCCAAGATCATAGATCCCAGATGGTTTATCATTATTAAGAACGACTTCTACTATATCCCCAACCCAAATAAAATCTCTTAGATATTTACCTGAACCTTCAAACAGTTTTAGTTTACCTGTTTCTTTCACTTGTTTGGTAAACTTATGAACTGGACTTGCTTGATCTCCTTTTTTATCTTCTCCTTCTCCATACACATTAAAGTATCTGAAACTCTGGATAGATGAAAACTTATCTAGGTTATCTTGTATGTAATAATCTATCTGTAACTTAGTAATTGCGTAGTAGTTTAATGGAGATATTTTATTAGGAGTACTTCCCATTAAACTCTTTCTTGTATTGCCATATACTGATGCAGATGATGCAAATTTAACATCTATTTGATGTTCTATTGCCTTCTCAAACAGTTCTATAGTAAACCAAACATTAGTTCTATGGAGTTTATCTATATCTGTTTCTGTCGTTGCTGAGATCGCTCCTTGGTGTAGTATAAGAGATACTTTATCCCAGTCCTCAAAGTATGCTATCCAATCCCAACAGTCATGCTCATCAACCGTAACGATTTCTTCATCAGAATGTTCCATCAGATACTTAAGAAAGTTCTGACCTATAAATCCTTTTGATCCTGTTAGTATAATCAATTGATGATATTGTGATATTACTACTAATTATAACACATATATGATATACTATCCATCTAAATAATTTTTTAAAAACATTATAGGAAATGAATTTCACAATTTATTCTAAAAACGGTTGTCCGTATTGTGATAAAATAAAGGAAGTAATGTCATTGACAAAACAGAACCATGTGGTGTATAATTTAGAGGATAACTTTACTAAAAATGATTTCTATGCTGAGTTTGGAAATGGTTCAACTTTTCCTCAAGTAGTATGTGATGCTAATGGGGAAAGGAGAAAACTTGGGGGTTGTGCAGAAACTGTACAATATCTTAGGGAAGAAAAAATCTTCTGAGAAAGATATAAATAAACCAGATTATGATATTAATCGTGGGTTTGAATTTATTCTAACTGGAGGTAAAAAGAAAACCAAACCATTACATATTACCACACTTAAAATAGGAGAAAGAGACATGTTAGCAACAAGTTTAGTGTTTGGATCTTTTCTAACATTATTGTTCCTTATAGTTGGAGCCATTGGTGGTTGGGTAGCAAGGGAATATTTTATGAACTATCAAGATGTTAAAGTGCATCCTGAGATGTTCGACACTAATGGAAACTTAGTTCCAGATGAAATTGTAGCATTCAGATTTGAAAATTATGACAACGAAGAAGACGACAGCAGCGACGACTAGAAAGAAGTCAGCAACTAAAAAAACTACGGCAGCAAAACCAAAGGTAATTTCTCAAAAGATTCCTGATCTGCCAACGAATCCATTTGCCTTTGAAGTATTAGATGCAGCATCTAAGCAAAGGAGTATTGCAAAGAAAGTAGAAGTTCTCCAGAGATATGGTGATCAATCTCTCAAGGCAATTTTTATTTGGAATTTTGATGAAACAGCAATTTCTGTTTTACCACCAGGTGAAGTTCCTTATGGAAATAATAAAGATGATGGTAATACTACAGGAACATTATCTGATAAGATAGGTGATGCTGTTGGTAAAATGAATCAAATGGGTAGTACTTCTCTTGGATCAAATGATCAGGGTAGAACAACTATTCGTAAAGAGTTTGGTTCCTTTTATAATTTCTTGAAAGGTGGTAACAATTCTCTGAGTAATCTTCGTAGAGAAACTATGTTTATTAACATCCTTGAGGGATTGCATCCACTTGAAGCAGAGATTCTTATTCTCGTAAAAGATAAAAATTTAGAATCTAAGTATAAGATTACTAAGGATGTAGTATCACAAGCATATCCAGATATTACATGGGGAGGAAGATCATGACCGCACCAGTTGGAAAAGCACCTGCAAAGCAAGAAAAAAAATTAGATCCTAAACCAGAAGTTAAGTTTGAACCGTGGACTAAGGAAGAAAAAGAAAGTTCTAAAACAAATTATGCTTGTGAGATTTTAGTTTCTAATGGTACTTTAGAAGATGTTCATACTACTCAAGCACCTAATGATGCTTGGGTTATTAAGTATACTGTTGAGGATAAGGTATGTTTGGATTTAAGTAGGGGTACAAGGACTAAACTCTTTGATATGTACTATGATAAGTTCAGTAAAGGTCTGAAGAGTATAGAGTATGGTAATGGAACTATTAGTCCTAAATTGTGGGGATATCAAACAAAAACTTCTAGAAAGAAAAAAAGAAAATAATGGAGTGTTTGGAATTATTTCCTAGTCCAGTTTGGAAAACTAAATTGGACTTAGATTTAGATCCAATTAGAAAAGAAATAAAGGAATTTGCATCAAAAAATCCTAGTGATAAGAGATCAAATAAAGGTGGGTATCAAGGTGCTCCATTTGATTATAAACCCTTATCAAAACTTATAAAAGATAATGCACCCAAATCTGATAAAGAGATGGGTGATTTGTTTATTTTTAGTTGGGTTAACATTAATTATAAAGGCACTTGGAATCGTAACCATTGTCATATGGATGGCACTAATTTTCTTTCAGGCGTTTACTATGTCACAGTTCCTAAAGGTGATTGTGGTGAGTTAGTTTTTATTGACCCTAAAGGTGTGGTTGCTAACTCTGCACCAGATATTCCTTATTATAAGAACAGTATAATAACTGCATCTTTTAAACCAGAGGAGAATATGTTATATTATTTCCCTACTTGGTTAGAGCATGAAGTGGGAACTAATAATACTGATGAGAATAGAGTGTCCATCTCATTTAATTTGATAAGAAGAGAAGACGTTGAGACAGTTGCTAACATATTAAATTACTCCTAAACGAAAATCGACTTTTAATTCCAAAAATCGGGCAAAAAAAATCCCGCCAAAAATTCGCCCTGTAGGGTCGATGTAACAAATTTACATATTAACTTGACTAAATAGTTCAAATGTGTTAGTATTAACACAACGTTCATCCCCCTTCGACAGGGGACGCAAGTAAGCCGACTCGGAACGGAGCGTTCATCCTATGCCATTCCTAATTGCTACTCTTTTAACTTGTGAGGAGGCGAAAGGTGTTATCGATAAGATATCGCCTTCGGCTCAATATAGAACCGAATTGGT